AGCAGAAACAGAAAATGCTGATACAGACAGTGTTGAGACTGAAGCTACAGAAGATAAAGAAGTAGAAGATACTACAGAAATTAGCGATAAAGAATCAATTGAAGAGGTAGGCCAAGAAGATACTAATGAAGCTGAGGAGTCTGGAGAGACTAAAGAATTAGAGGCTGCAGAAACTGAAGAAGAAGAAGACGAAGAGGATAAAGAATCTTCAGAAGAAAGTACTAAAGAATTAACTATTGAAGACTTACTTAAAGAGCCTTTAAAAGTTAATGGGCATGATATTCAATTAAACTCAGCAGATGAGTTATTGAAATTAGCTAAACGAGGTATTGGCTCTAGCAAACGTATGCAAGATTTAGCCCCTAAGCTAAAAGTAATAAATATGTTAGAAGCTAATAACTTACTAGAAGACACCGAACAATTGAATTTACTTATTGCTGCATCTAAGAATGATAAGGAGGCTATCAATAAGTTAGTACAAAAAGCTAAAATCGATCCACTAGACTTAAGCACAGAAGAATCAGACTATAAACCAGATGATTATTCGGTTAGTGATTCTGAGGTAGCAATAAATCAAGTAATAGACGAAATTAGCCATACAGATACTTTTGATGATACTATCGCAAGTATTAAGGCTTTAGATGATGCATCTAAGGCTGAAATCAGTGGTAACCCAAAGTTACTTCAAGTTATAAACCAACATCATGCAGATGGTACTTATAAACAAGTACAAGCGATTGTAACTAAAGAAAGAGCTTTAGGTAACTTACCTGGTTTAAATGATATTAAAGCCTATGAGCACGTTATTAGTGTTATTCAGGAAAACCTAGCAGGTACTGGGGGCGCTCAGGAAGCAGGACACAAGAGTAACAATAACGGACAAAATAGTGGGGAAGACCTAGCAGGTAAGAATGGCGATTCTGAAGCAGGACACAACACTAGTGGAGTCAAGCAAGTAAGTAATAATCAGAAAGCAGCAGCAAAAGCAGCAAAAGCCACTAATAAAAATAGAGGTGATGCTAAAGCCACTGCAACTATTAATTTTGACGAACTATCTGATGAAGAGTTTATGAAACTAAATGAATCAGATTTTTTAAAATAGAACATAGGAATAAATTATGACAGTAAATACTTCACAGTCGTACAATGATCCATTAAACGGTAATTCGTCTAGTGTAGGTCATCAACAACGTACCGACTATTACAAACGCAAAGCTCTGATTGAAACAGCAGAAGAGCTATATTTCGGTCAGTTCGCTGACCAAGAAGCAATGCCTAAACACTTCGGTAAAAAGATCGTACAAGATCACTACTTACCTATTTTGCATGACGGTAACTTCACAGATCAAGGTATCGATGCATCTGGTTTAAGTACCGTACAGAAAGTTACTATTACTATCGTTGCAGGCGGTGCTGTAGAATCTCGGGGTGCAGATAATCGTGAGAACTCCTTTGGTACTCATTATGCAGTAGGTGAAGGTGCCGATGCAGCAGCAGCTTTAGCAGCAGCTCAAAATGATGCAGTAAGCGTATTAAAGAACTTAGGTGCTTTCGATACTGATTATGCAACTTCTAAGACAGCTCTAGAAGCTCTAGACGATCCTTGGACATTTGTTGAAGGTGCAGCAGTACCAGCTACAGGTAACCTTTGGGGTTCTAGCCGTGACGTGGGTAACGTAACTGCTAAACTTCCTGGTTTAGGTGAGTATGGTGGTCGAGTTAACCGTGTTGGCTCTACTCGTGTTCGTTTAGAGTCTACTTTAACTCAACTAGGTATTTTCGAAGAGTATACTGAAGAGAGCTATCAGTTCGATTCAGATGCTGAACGTGAAATGCATGGTCATCGTGAGTTGTTACGTGCAGCAGCAGAAATCCAAGAAGATGCGTTACAAATTGATTTGCTTAACTCTGCAGGTCTTGTACGTTTCGGTGGTGATGCTTTAGCTACTAATCAACTTACAGGTGAAGTAGGTGCTCAACCATCTATTGTTACTTATGACGATCTTATGCGATTGGATATTGATCTAACTAATAACAAAGCACCTAAGAAAATTAAAGCTATCTTAGGTTCTACTAATGTAGACACTCGTACAGTTGAAGCTGCTCGTGTGTTAATTGTTGGTTCAGAAATGGTACCTACTCTTAAAAACATGGTAGACAATTTTGGTAATCAAGCTTTCAAATATGTTCATGAGTATGCTGATGCGAAGAAGCCTATGAATGGTGAGATTGGTGCTATTGATGCGTTCCGTATCATTGTATCTCCTCGTATGATGTATTGGGCTGGTGCAGGTGCAGATGTTACTGATAATGATGGTTACCGCGAAACTAATGGTAAATATGATGTTTACCCTATGTTAGCTATTAGCCAAGGTGCATTCTCTGAGATTTCTTTCCATACTGCTAAAGGTGGTAAGACAGGATCTAAGTGGACTGTACGCGATCAGAAGCCAGGCACAGGTGCTATGGAGCATAATGATCCGTTTGGTAAAACTGGTCGTCGCAGTATCCAATGGTGGTACGGTAGTATGGTTAGTCGTCCAGAGTGGATCGGCTTGTTTAAAGTAGTAGCACAACGCTAATACTGGTAGGATAATGGAGGAGGGAGAAATCCCTCCTTTCATTTATTAATTAACTAAGAGGACTACAATGGAAAATAAAACCAGAATTGAATTACTAAAAGAAGAAGCTGCAGCATTAGGTATTACACATTCACCTAATATTGGAGCGGATACGCTACAAAGTAAGATTAATAAATTCAAAGCAGATCAACCTAAAACAACAGAAGTACAAGGGGAAACTAAAGCTCAATTAACTGAACGTAAAATTAAAGAAGCAACTAAGTTAGTACGTGTAGTAGTGAATTGTATGAACCAAGCTAAACTAAATGATGAGAAGCGACAAGGTGAATACTTTATGGCTTCTAATGCAGCAATTGGTGTAGTTAAAAAGTTTGTGCCTTATGGTGTGCCCACTCATGTAGAAAAGATTTTGCTTAATGTTATTGAAGAGAAAACTTACCAACAACGTACAGGGGAACAAAATAGGAATACACGTAATGTAAAAGAATTTAATGTGGAGATACTTCCTGATTTAACTCCAAAAGAAGTAGAAGAGTTAAAGAAATTACAAGAGATTCGAAATGAAGCTGCTCAACTATAAGCAGCCTAATATTATCAATTATCATTCAGGAGCCTCTAACGAGGCTCTTGTTGTTTTAACTAAGAGGTAAACAATGCCAGATATAAGTAACTTAACTGAAAAGACCTTAGGTGGGAATGGAGTATTAGACCAACTTCTAACTACAGTCGGATTACATATAGATAACGAATATAATAAGTCCCGTATTAAAGCTAATGATTATTCAGTAGTTTATACTAGTTTAATTACAGCAGCTTTAAATGCAGCTCTACAACATGATTTACAGAAAGACCTAGTAGAAGCCCAGATAGCTCAAGTTGAAGCTCAGACAGCTAAAGAAGAAGCCTCAACATTACTTATTAATGAGCAACGTGCTAAATTAATTGCAGAAACTAATCTACTAGATCAAAAAACAGAAACTGAAAGAGCTCAGACAGAAGATGTTGCTGTACCTAATTCAGTTATAGGTAAACAAGTTGGTTTATATACTGAACAGACTAAAGGGTATGAAGTAGATCAAAATGTTAAAGTAGCTAAATTATTTGCAGATACTTTGAACGTACAGCTAAGTACAAATGAAAATGTAACTACTTCAGGGACAGGTATGGATAATACTAATATTGCTAGAATTATGAATCACACAAGAAACAGTGTAGGAGCATAATGCCTAGAAAAGTCTATGCTTCTGTTGCTACTGCTCGTTTGAATGAGGAATTACCTAACATTCCAAAAGATGTAGTACTGTCTAGCATTTTTAATAATACTAACGTATCTAATGATTTTCTCCTTCAGACTTTAACAGGTCCCGTATCTCAGCTTAATAATATGAAGCGGTATGGTGAAAGCTCTAATTATCACTTTGGAAGAGCTAGTGTAGATATGGAAACTAATGTACGAAACAGGAGGGAGATTTGGGAAAGTAATTTAGGTAATGGAGCAATTGTTACAGACACATTTACGATTACCTCAGGAGTAGGAGATCCTGAGGCATATGCATTACAAGCTTTTATAGATAACCCTTTACCTGGTGGGGAGGATTTTAGTAGATTTGAGTATCTACCCACATCAGTTAATTTATATAAAATAGTATCCGGAATACATGAAGTATTGTACGCAACAGTGCAATTACCCACTATCACTACTCCAGAACATTATGCAAGGTACACTGATATTATTGGATTTGATGAAGAAGAAATATACAGTGATCCTAAAATAGCTATATATAACGAAGCTAGTAATACTATACCTGAACTACACCTTGTAGGAGGAACTACCTTAAATATTGGAGCAGAGATGTATCCTTTAGTTCCTTTGAGAGTTAATGGAGTAAGTTACCAAGATAGTAATACTGGAAATCCTGTAGGAGTTGCTTTAGAAGGTTCTGATAGCATTAAAAAAATACTATCTAAAATTTCTATTGATCCGAATGTTTTAATGGATGTAATACGAGAAAACCCTAATGATGATCTTATTGATGATGTATATCTAGGTACAGGGATTAGTTTAATCAATGATGAAGAGTGGGGTATTGCAACGTTAGCTGAAACATTTGCTGAACTACATAAACTAAATACAACTAGTTTTGATAGTTTTACATCATCAGG